AGGCATATCATGGTAATTAATGTCTTCTTTTAAATCTTCTTTAAATGCATTGTATAATGTTCTGCTTTTTAATAGAGATTCACAATGATTTATAAATATTTTATAATGCTTCATTACTGTTAAATACAAATTTATCAGATCATTATGTTTATCATTCAATATATTAAGTTCAGCTTTATTTTTTCTGAAAAACATACTTCCTCCACCTAAAAATACCTCTATGTATCTTTTGTGATGGGGAATGAGTGGTATTAATTTTTTACTTAATTCAAATTTGCCTCCCATATATGGAATTATTACTGGACATTCATACCATCTAGGATCGGGCATTATTAAATTCCTTATACATTTTATCTCCTTAAAAGTGGGTGAGTGATCTCATTTGCACCGAGAGGTGCAGCTATGCGATTGTGGGTAATAAGGAGTTGAAAACCACTCACCCAGGTTATAGTTATGCTTGAGCAGCTGTATTTGCCCATTTTTTGATATTAGGAAATATCTGAGATTCTAATTTATGTGTTGATTGGTAATGCCTCTTCATTTTATGAGTAGCTAAATAAGTAGCAGCATTTAATAGTCCCCAATAATCTTTGGGTTTATTAGCTATTAAATATTGAACAAGAAATTCACTCATTTGACTTGGAAACAACTCTATTAATTTTACAATATCTTTATCATTCAGTACAGTATTTGCTAGTAATTCAAATTCTTTCCCAACATTAATACTATAATCAATCGTTTTTGCAATAGCTTCATCAAGATAATCGAGATTTACATTATTTACACTATGCTTATAGTTTTTTTGTCCAAGTATCACTCCTATTATTAAACCATTACTGCATACTAATCTGAAAGCACCTGCAAGAATATGTACCTGTAAACTGCCGTCATAACTATTTTTTATAATAATCTCTGGATTCATTATATCATCCTCAGCAACTTTTATTGTAATACCAGGAATTGTCCATTTATATACTGTTTTTTGACCATCTCCTAAAGATATAGCCTCTGTAATGAGTGCATTATGTTTTTTTAGTATCGGCATAGCAGTATTTATTAACTCTTCATTTGTTATCATTCTATATTCATCTGTCATACAGCTTAGTACTTTATTAGTATCTTCTCTTACTATGAATTTATATCCAGTATCTATTTTTACATCACTTATACCAGCTTCACTATTAAAAGCAAAGTTAGCAGGATATTCTTTTACTGGAAATAATGTACTGTCTATTATATTCATTCATTTTCCTCTATTATGACTCTTGATGGTGGTTTTCCCATCATTAATCGTTCATTTACACTGACCGTCTCTCTATTTTTGTGGTGATTATTTACCACAGCAGCTAAATATTTGAATCCTTTGCCGCTAAATACTGGTTTTTTATTAGCCAAATATCTTAAAATAGCCCAGTCTACAGTTCTGTCATTTATTTTTGATATTGATTGATAGAAATAATATTCACTCATTACATTATTATCACTTGGTACGTTTGTCTGTATGAAATTAATTACTTGTCTGAGTAATTTTTTAGTATTCTTTGATCTTTCACTTCTTAATTCTTGAATTTTCTTAGAAGGATTATATTGTTGTTCATTACTGTATCCGCAAGCAGGACATTTACTCATCCTTTACATTAACTGATGCTGCATGAACAATTAGAGAAACACAAGAATTGGTTGCTGTTTTCATTTCCTTTGCTATCTCCTTATTAATTTCCCTGATACTAACTGTTTTCTTTTTTTTCTTCTCTTCTTTTATTTGATTTCCAGCTTTTAAAAACTCTTTTGCTGCAAAATTAGGATTTCTAAATCCTTTTCCTGATAAAAGTTCTATTAACTCTTTTTCATTTTGTGTATCGACTAGATATGCTAACCATGACATTTCTCCCATATACGTCTCCTTTTGGGGTTTATTTTCCATGTATTTTTTTTATATATTCTCCCTTTGGGTCTGTTGGTTCTTTTTGATAAGAAGTTGCATCTTTTTTAGATACAAACATTTTACAACATTTTTTTAATTCTTCTATAATTTCTTCTAATTGAACCCAATCAACTTTATATGTTTCTAAAATATGACCTTGCCTATATGATTCTATTGCTGTTAATAAAAATTCAATCTCTGTTTTATTATCAAATGCCAATGCTGGTCTTTTATCTGGTGCTGATGCTGAAATACTCATTAAGACTCCTTTTCGCTATTCAAATACCCTTCTTTGTCTTCTAACATATCTTCTAATTCTTCTTTATTATATATATCAGCAGTAGTTGGTTCTCCATCAAGAGAAGCTCTGCTTACATCTCTTATAATTTTTACTTTATTTTCTTCTGTTATTGAATTATCTGTTGATATTTCCCATAATGTCTCTAAAGCTCTTTTATATCTTTCATAATATAATTGATAATTTATCATTAGGATTCTGTCCACTTATTATGTATCTCTTTTGCTATTACAGATATAACTATTAGTCCTACAGCTATCATTACTATGCCTATACCTCCAATAAATATACTTCCACATATTTTAATTAATATTTCAACCATTATTTCCTCCTATAGTTGTTTAACCTCTGTTCTTGATGCTATTATTTTTGTGCCAAGAATAGATTTATCATTTTCCATTTCTGGAGCATCATATATAATTACTTTAGCATTTACAGTACATTCAATTAATACTCCCCTTGCTCCTTTTCCCTCTATTTCAAATGCAGTCCCAGGTTCACAATCCTCTAAATATTTATAACCTTTTGCTGCTTTCCATACTGGCTTATCTTTTAAAGCTTTTTTTACTAATTTCTTTATTTTTTTAGGAGTTAACTTCATAATCTTGGTTCAATTTGTTCTATTAATTCTTTCAATATGTCTCTTATAGTTTGTTCCTCATCATCTATTTTATTTTCCATTCTATGTAATTTCCATAATATACTTAGTTGAATAATTAATATAAATATTAACAGTGTATTCATTTCATTTCTCCTTGTAAAAATTAATGGGGGAGTATCTTTAGTTTGCCAACCAAAATTCCCGCTAGTTTCCACCAGCCAGCCTTTTTATACTCCCCAAATCTTTGCATCTTTGAAAAAGAGAGAGAATAACCTACACAAGGTTGATTTTTAATCCCTCACAGGAAATTAAAACAAACTCTCTCCTTTTCTAGGATGTGGTATGCTAGAAGGGTAAATCGTCCTGAACTTCGTCCTCAGACAATTTTTCTCCATCGGACCATGGGAAAACATCAAATGCTTTCCATACCCATCTTTCTTCACCATCTCTTACATAATGTTCCCTGTTTAATTTAACAAAACATGGTTGTCCTATGATATCACTTTCTTCAACTTCAGCAAGCAGAACATCTCCATCCTTATTTACGGGAAAAACTACGCCAAGACATTCAAAGAATTCCTTATAACGTCTATTTTTCCAACCTTCGCCATCTTTAGGTTGAGGAGTTAGCCATATACCAGTAGAATTAAACCGTTTACCAGTCATAAATGATGCTGATATGACTTTTGGTGTTCCATCGCTATTCAATGATGCTGAATAACCGCCATCGCCATTTTTAACGAGTTTATTTACTGATGTTTTTGAGGCTTCAGTAGCTATCAGGAAAGTACAATTAAATACTTTCTGATCACCTGCCTTAGTAACAAGGTCTTTACCTTCAAGACCTGATACATGGGCTGGATATGTTCCTGGCACTATTGGTATCATTCCATCTTTTTCTTCATTATATTTAGTGTTTGCTAGTTTTATCACTTATTAATCTCCTTATTGGTTTGATAATTTAGTAGTTGTGTATTTTATCATTAAAGTATTGAACTTTTCTTTCAGCTCAAACATTTCCTTGCTGTATTTGTCTGTTCCAATACCTTGAAAATACAGTTGAGGGGATACAAGATTTCCATTAGAAGTCTTCATATATCTACGAGAACTTTTACGTCTTGTGGAAACCAATCCTTTATCCTGCATTTCTTTGACTGCTTTTGTTGAAAGTACTCCAGCTTCCTGAAGAGCTTCCGTTTCAGCTATTGTTAGTTTTCCCATTATTATCTCCTTTTTTCTAGGTCTGCGGGCATAGGAAACTGCCCATTTTCTTCAACTGTGAATGAATTATAACTTGGATTAATCGATACTTGAGAACCTTCTAAAGTTTCAAAACACATCATTGTTTTTCCACCAAAGTTTTTAGTTCCTTTATATACGATTCGATTGAATATCTTTCCGTCGTTTGTTCCAACAGAATATTCAACACCTTCAATTAATAATCCATCATCTATTCCTTTGAAGTTTGTCATTTGCTTATCCTTTCAAGTTTTGCAATACTTGCTTTATAGTTATTATTGTTTATATCACCATTTTCAATTTTAATTCTGATATTATCTTGAATGTCAGCTTTCTTTGCAAATTTTAATAGATTTTCTATTTGTTTGTCGTCTAAGGTTGGATCCTCGCTTCTGTAAACATCTGCTGCTATATCCATATATACATTTAGAGCTTTTTTCATACAATCTGTATTAGCTGATTTAATATCATTACCTATATCAACAAAGTCATTTTCCATTCCACCACGTTTTGTTTGAATTCTGTGTGCAGCGACCATATCGCCTTCTCTCCACATACCATTATCAAACCATTTTAATCTTCCGTGGACCACATACGCAGCACTTCCAACCATTTCTGAATTTATTATTATCCAAGACCATCCTGGAAATTCTTCATTTGCAATATTTTTCATATAGCTTAATTCAACATAGTCAAATCCTGCCTTTTTCTTAATTAGTCCTTTAGGGGTTTCTATCTTTCCTACAGCTTTATGTTGTTTTGTGATTTTATTTAGAGCAGCTTTTACATTATCTAATGATAAAGAACCATCGTTTTTTAGTGTCATCATTGTTTCTGACATTTTGCCTCCTTATGTTAAAAGATGGTAATCCTAAAGGATACCAGTATTTCTTAATTTATAGTCAATTCCTGGACAGTGAATATCTTTGAAACCACAGTATCTACATTCCCAATTTTCCATAGGAACACCGTACATTCCAGGTGTTAATGCTTCACTTGTTGATTCTGCGGCATCGTTTAAATCTTCCCAGTAGCTTAAAGCTCTTTTTATCCAATCATTACTAACAAATTCTTCTCTCATAGCACTGGTATCTTTATTATACCATAAAAGAGCCATTTCTCTATTCCAATGTTTACCCTCATAAGCATCTTCTGCAGACATTTGTTCTTGAGTAAGTCCATATAAATATGTAGCTAACTGTAAATTATATCCAGGATTTCCTTTAGGATCAGGCTTTCTTCCAAATTTCATTCTCCATTTATAACTAGCACAAGTCTTTAAATCCCATACTTTTATATTATTTCCCTGTACTATGCCTATATCTAGATGACCAACAACATTAAATTCTGATAAAGTAACTGAATGTTCTATAAAGATTATTGCTTCATCTGTTTGATATTTAGAATTTGGATCACTCATATATTGACTTAATGATTCTTCAATGTCAGTATGCATTACAGTCCCTAATCTTAGCAACCTCATCACCCTATCATCTAATATGGGTTCTGAAACACCTTCATTTCTTAACATTTGTTTTTTAAAACATTGTCCCGCAGATGAAGCTGACCATTGACCTTCAGCTTTCTTATATTTTTCTCTATTTTCGACTTGTTTTTTAGTCAAAAAGTCAGCATATATGGTTTCAATATTTATCATTTTAACTCCTCAAAAACGCCTCTAAATTTAGTTATAATTAGACTTAGAGGCATTAACTATTTAATAAAACTGCGATTTTTCACGCATTTTCTTCTCTTTATCTTTACGACCTTTATAAACTTCATCATCACGTAATTCAGGGTACATAGCTTGAAGTTTCCTTCTGCATCTTGTAACTGATTCAGATTTTGTCAATTCACCATTACGCAACATATCAAGAACTTTTAATCCTGTTATTTGATTAATTCCGCCATAATATATTCTGTTGATATCATCAAACCATATTCGTGCCATCAATGCAAGATCAGACCTCTGATATTTTTTACCTACTTCTTTATTGGCTAAAAGGCGTTTAACTCTCATTTCTAAGAATTTACCCCTATGTCTGCCACCCTCCAATGTTAACATATTTCAAATCCTCCACTTTGTTTACAAAATAGAGTAAATGATCTAATATTATCTATGTCAAATGGATAATGTGCTGACCAATCCTCTTTGTCCATGAGTTTCATATATTTATCATAGAATTTCTTAGGATAGTCTTTCGGTACCATGTTTTCTACACCAGTCTCTAATTTTACCATCTTTTGTAATAGTATTACTTTTATCTGGATCTTTTTATTATTTTTCTTAGCTCTTTCTATCATAGGGTTCATTTCATTAGAATATTTATCTATTGTACCATCCTTATCCAACTTAGTAAGTCTTGCAGCTATTCGTAGTGATTTAGTTTTAGATATTATATGTCCATCATTATAACTTCCAGCCTCTTTGTCTCTTTCTGTAAGTATATCATCACACGCAGCTATTACAAATGACCATAATGGTCGCCACCACCATACATTATTTCTAAAATATGAGCCTATTACCTCTGTTTCATATTCATCAACCTTCTTAAAGTATTCATCTTTTTCATTATCTGCAGGTTTCTTACTCCAGTCTAAATGTTCTGGTCTGACAGCATTATTTGGGTTGTATGGTTTTAATCCATATAAATCAAATCCCATAGTATTCTCCTTTTAGTATAGTCTGATAGGGTTTCTGTTCTTATAATTATAAATATCTTCAATCATTCTAAGATATTTCTTTTGTGTATTCTGTTTGACAAATCTGTCAGGTATCATACTACACTTATGAACCAATATTTTATGGTCAAAGTTCGGATGTGTTAACAAATCGAAATATGTCAATACAAATGTTTTGTGCCTGAACACTTTATCGTCAAATTCTTTGAATTCTCTTAGTTTCATGAGTATTTTCTCAACTTCAATTAAACTTTGAGTAATTTTGAATTCTCCTTGCTTGAAAGTTTTCAGTATCTGTTTTGAATTCTCACCTGTTAATAGTATCACCATAGTAGCAATCGGATATGGAAATTTCTTAGTAAACTGATGTAAGATTATATAGTTTTCGTTTCCTTCTACACAGTAGTGGTTTAATATATCAGGATATGTCCATGATCTTTGAACTGAATTGAATAAGCCTATATCTTTTACTTTCATATCAGTATATTTATATATTATTGATAAACCGAGGTTTTTTGATGCTATATAAGTATGCTGACCTTCCATTATTTCATGATTTTCATTGACTTTTACTGGATTTTCATGTCTAAGGTCATTTCTTGTAATTTCATTCATGATTTCTTCAACATGATAGTCGTTAATGTCTCTATTTGACGCTATAAAGCTGAATTTACCATAATTCATAGTTTCATAGACCTTTCCTTGTACGAGTGTATCTCTTGACATTTTATACTCCTTTGATTTTGACGTTAACAAATTTAATTCGGCAAGTATCTAATACTAATATCACATTCTTACCCTCAGCATAAACACCTATGACTTTATCTGGATATTTAGCCATTATTTCTTTAATACTCAAATTATCAAGACTGAAATTCTCTGATTTGCTTGTTATTTTCTTCATTTATTGATTCCTCCCTTTTTACATGATTAAAATATCCACTTTATTATATATATGACCATAGATATAGTAAATGCAGAAACTATAATTACTTCAAAATAAACATTAATCCATTTTACTATTTTGTTTATCATATTCTTCCTCTTTTTTGGTTTTAATAACTGTATCTGCAATCAATGTCCTTGATATATGTTCAAGGCATACTAGTATTCTCGGTAAACACCTTGTAATAGTTTTTGCCATCTCTAGTCCTGCTATAGTTTGAATCCAATTCATTATTTACTCCTTAATTTAAATGAGTATGGGGTAGGATTTTTACACTATGTTTCATGATACCTCGTAAGCCCATAATAATATAGGGGAAGACCACGCTTAACTGCTCGCTTACGGAGTTGAATCGCATATGCTTAACTGACAGTATTAACGAATGGTGGTTTTAGCCGTCAACTTCCCCTATTTATGTATAGTAAATGATTACCTTTATTCTGCTACATAAATCATTCTGTTTAGGTGTGAACACAAGACGCCTACGTATCCATACTATACAATATAATTATTGGGCAGTAACCAGTGCGTAGATGTATTATCTGGTATTCAATACGTGTCATGACACATGAGTTGCTACTCTGCGCAACCGCCCAAAACAATAAATGGAGAGAGGTCTGACCTTTTTCACAAACCTAATGCATATAGTTTGCTACTCTCCAATTATCAGTGTGTGATTTTTCGGACAATTCCATTCACATAGTTTATTTACCCAATAGCTCCTCCAGCATAAAGCCTGACGCTATTGGTATTTCCACTGCAGTGGGGTATATTTGTCACACTGATTATTCAATATCTTACTTTTGATAGTCTTCGAATGATCTCTGGTCTACTTGGCTTTGAGCTTCCTCATGTATTTTGATTCCATTTATAATACCCATTGTTACACCATTCTTTTTACTATAATACATCCAATTAAATCTCTCAAATATATGTTCTGTGAATGCTTTATAGAATTCTTCATCAGTGCTTGTGTGTTCATCACAATGTTGTACTATTTCTGTTAAGATTGTCGTTGGTAAACCTTCAATATGATTGTTTATTTTATCAGTAGTCATTTATTTGCCTCATTATTTGTTATTATTAAAAGATGCTGGGACTACATTTCTGTAGTATATATTAGAGCTTTGACCTATCCCAGCTTTAGTCTTTTTACAAGGGAGAAATTGAAAAATTCGATGCGTTATGCAAGATTTAGACACGAAGTTACTATTATCGATTACCTTACAATGTGGAGTAGTTTGGTTTTATGCCTTTTCAGGTCACGTTTGTACTGGTCGTTAAGATTACTCTACATCCTATACCTCGGGTGGGTTAGACCTATTGGTATTCACAATCTTGTTCAATTACTCGAACTTAGACTATCGGGATTTAAACCATTGATACGATTGAGGACTACATTCCCCGTATCTGTACTACCGCCTTATCAGACTTTCATCTTTTAAGTGCCACACTTACGATTCAGATATTATATCATACCCGCAGGATTACCCGCTTCATGGATATCTGGCTCTTATATGAGTTTTTATGTCATATATAACCAGTTCATCGCCCTTAGCACACGACTGAATAGACCTATGTGTTATTCTAAGGATATAACTACGACAGTGTATAAGTCTAGCATTGACCTATCGCATTGTCTGCATCATTGTTGCGGAAACTGGATTCGAACCAGATGTCTTCAGTTTATGAGACTGATGAGTAAACCATTTCTCCCTTCCGCAAAGGTATTTAGTATTTCCTACTATCTCTTAATGCTTGATGAGATATTTGATAGTATGAATATGGTTGTGAATCATGGTGAGGTATTATTTCTCTACTCATTATATGATTCTTATACCATTTGTTTATGATTTTAAATAGCTTTCGCATATTTTTGATCTCCTTATCTCTTAATTATGAGCAAACAGTAACCATATTACTGTTGCAAACCCATATATTAATGAGACTGTTAGTATTGAACTGATTGATATAACTAGTACATTGTGAAGTACTGTAAAGAATGTATTCATTTTATGCTCCCCTTTCGATTTCTATTATTTCCCAAGTAACTATACCCTTTGGCGTAGATGCATTGATACAAAATGTGGTTGAAGGGTAATATCTTCTCATTTCAATATATTCTTTAATTGCGTCATTTTTAGTATTATGAATGGATTGTAGCTCTAAGTGTTCATCAACATAAATGTGTAAGTAATATTTCATTATAGACTCCCTTGTTATCTGTTAGTATTAAAAAGCTTTGCTAGTTTTCTCAAGGTCTAGCAACTTGGGTAAAGGTCAAGAGCGTTGCTCTATGTATGTCACACACTGAGTGCGATCAATACTATAGAATAACACTACAGTTGTGCCTATTAGTAAGACATACCATAGTTTCTCTTTGGGTGCAAAGTGTAAAGTCAATGTGTGTATCTCCTTGTAGTTAGTAGCTGTGTGTTATTGTGTGGGCACAGTGAGTAATGTGGTAAGCCTGAGGATCAGTCAAGTGCTGTGTTAAAGCTACTATACCCAATGTATGATTATCTATCGTCTCTTGTTTTCCAATTGTATGTGTACATATCTATTGTTTTGATACTCACTGTGTTATTGCCCATGTTATGTGAAAGCTTTGTGTATTATGTATGATAGAAGGATAGAAGGATCAGCCCCTTGAGTGACAGAGCGGGGCGAGACTCCGAAAGATGTTAGCCATGTTGATCCTGTCCATGAGAGGGACGCAGTTAATTGGTCCATGTCCCTGTATGACCATACGTACCCCCGAAGGGGTTGGTTGGTTACTTACCTAAAAGCACCTTGACCATGGGTTTCGCAATCTCGAAGACCGTGCTGTTCTTTCCAACAAAGATACACACTTTGGACTCTGTGTTGTACTCCATCCTAAACCAAACTGGTGTCTTGATCTCTGTAACAACATCGTCAATCTTGATACGCTCAACGACTACTCTTTCTAATAAAAACGTGATGATTATGTTCTTCATTTAGAACTCCTTTTGTTTAATTAAAAAACCATTTTAGAGGTGTGGGGTGTGAATATAGGTTGGACTGCATTTGCCAATTATTTTTTTAGTAAATTCTTTTATGGATAAGCACATATACGATAATGCATCAGAAAACTTTTCTATTCTGGAATCTTGGATTAGGGACAATGCTTTTTTCTCTGTTTTAAATTTAGGAGATTATGGATTTAATATTTCTGAGGTTTCAGAGATGTTTTACAACGAAATTGTTCCTATTATAGAGAATGCTGTTAGTTCTGATATTTCTGTGGTACACAATTTTCTGAGATTGTCTACTAAGCATTATGATACTGGAGTTCGAATTCACACTGATGCCACTATGGGTTCTAGTCATGCGTGGGTATTTTACTTTTCTGACCCTCCTGACGACGAATTAAAATATGGTACTGCTTTTTTCTCTCATTATATACATGGGAAGAGTTTTACAGCTGATGATGTTTACGAGAACAATAGGCTTCTTACAGAGGATTCTCATGATTTAAAAAAATGGAAGAAATACGATATATGTGAGATGAAGAAGAATCGTTTATTAATTTACCCTTCTCATTATTTTCACAGCAGGTATCCTTTCAATGGCTGGGGTCTTGATAAAGCTGATGGCAGGTTGGTATATGTTTTAACTTCGAGGGTGAGGTGGGGGGAATAAATAGAATATATAAAGAACTACAGAGAATTACTGTAGGAGTGGAATCTGGTAAAGCGTAAATTTCTGCATGGCTAAACTAATTGAAGAATTGGCAAATTTACCACTCGCTGGGCAAGAATTTGTTCTTTCAGGACTAGCAAGTGATTATATTCCAATAGAAATAGACGGTATTGTGTATGTTATCCCAAAAGAAGTGGATACGCTTATAAAAAAATTGGCACATATACTGCATAAAGAGGAGGAGGAAATAAAGTCGAGTTTGGGAAAATAAGAGGGGTTAAATACTTCGTATACGAGTCACGAGAAGAGTTTAAAAAAGAACTGGGGCTTCCTCTCAAATATTGGAAAGATTCCCCAGATGAAGGAGACTGGGTAGAGGCTGATGATGGAGGTATAGTTCAGATATTGAAAGTTGGAAAGATAAAGCATCCTAATGACAGAAAGAATTATAAGGCTAATGATTGTTATATAAGAACGATTGTGGGTACTTTCTTAATAAATAATAAGTCTAAAATGGATACAGACTTTAATCAACATCCCAATCGGTATACTTTTTCAAAGAAACTGAAACAAGCATCAGACAATTTTAATTCCAGAAAAAATATTACAAATAAAGAGAGGGTGTTCACTACTCATATTATCACTGGAACACCTGCTATAGACGCTGCTAAGAATGCGTACAATCTGGATGATTTTCAAAAAGCAAGAAGTAAAGCAGTCATTTTACTTAAACAGGAGAGAATTATGAGTGAAATAGAAAAAGGTGTTAATGATATAGCCAAATCTCTAGGAATAAACCATGAATATATACTCCAAAAACTAAAGCATCTTGCTGACAGATCGGATGATGACAATATTCAATTACAATCCGCTAAAGAACTTGCAAAGATTATAGGAACGACAGGGAACACAAAGAGAGATGTGGGAGTTGTAGGATTATTCAAAGGCTTTACAAGTGAACAACTGCAGGAGACAAACCAACAAATCACTGAGAAGCCTTTAGAGATACAAAATGGAGAAAATATCTAATGCGGTGTCCTAAATGTAATTCATCAAAAACAGTAAAGAATGGCACCAAGATATTAAGAACTGGTAACAGAACTCAGGAATATAAATGTGGAGATTGCGGTAGATATTTTTCTATACAGATCAATGTTAATGTTTTACAAGAGTTAAAATATGTAGAACCAGGAGAAATATTAGAAGTAAATGGAGGGGAGGAGTTGAGAGTACATGGTCTTACCGATGTTCATGTGGGAGCAGTAGAACATGATTTTAAAAAGTTTGAAGAGGCTATTAAGATTATAAAAAAAGATGATAATGCAAAATGGTTTGGTAATGGTGATTTATTAGAGTTAATCCCACCTCATTACAAAATTAATCAAAGAGGTCAGGATATTCCTCCAGAAGAACAGTATTTAGAGTTTGTAAGATTGGTAGAACCAATAAAAGATAAATGTTTGTTTATTAGGGGTGGTAACCACGATTACTTACGCTCTTTTAATATTTTAGATTTTGATGTATGTAAAGTACTTGCAAAGGAATTGGGTGTCCCATATTACAGAATGCCAGGATATACAAGAATAACTATAGGGGAGAAGACTTATAATCTTGTATCTGGTCATGGTAAGGGTGGCGGTAAAAATGGAGATTTAGAATTAAACAGTATGGCAGTAGTGTATAGTGATGGAGACATATTCTTCTTAGGTCACAATCATCAATTATATGTTAAGCCTATGGATAGTTTAATTATAGGAGAGGACAATACAGAAGAGATGAAGAGAAGGTGGTATATAAGAGGTGGTTCATTTCTTAGATATGCAGATTATGCCAGATATTCTTTCTATCCTATCATAAGGACTGGTTGGACGACTATGCAATTTAATAAAGACGGTATCCAGTGCTGGGAGAATTAGACCTCGTATGAAAATTTCACAGATTTTTAAAACAAAAAAGCGGAAAGAATTAGAAGAGCGAGTGGATAATATGGAAATAGTCTTAATAGACCTCGTTGATAAAATGGGATACATTATCAAGATAGACACATTTTCAAGCTGGAGTTATCCTGAATTAGTCAAAAAAGCGAAAGATGAAAAGAAAACTTAAAATCAAAGTGTTAGAGATTATTGAAAATAACGATGGTTCTGCCAATTTAATTATTGATATAGATTCTGAAACACAGCGACTCTTGATAGAAAAAGGCTTTGTTACGTTACTGGAAGAACTTATTGAAAAAGAAGATGTTAAAAAATGAAATTTCTTGAGAAATGTAAAATCTTACCATTGTTGTTTATTTTTGCGTGTCAATACACAAACATAATGAACTCTGAAACAGAAGATACTCCATTATTTGAATTAAGTGGAAGGGCTGTCTGGCAATTACAGCATGAAGGTAAAGGAGATGATAGAAAACCTGTTGCTCGAGTTATGCTGGATATGAGAGCCTATCACGATGGAATTGTAGATGATGTCTGGTTTCATGGTAAATTAATGGACTATGATACTTATGATTTAATTTCACAGGACAGCGTATATATTGGACATTTTGTAGAGCGGGCTGATTCTATTTTTAGCATTTATCGACAGGATGGTTATGAAAACCGTCCAGTACTTCCCAAGTGGGCAATGTGGGTGACCGTATTGTGAGTAATGTTGATACAAATGGGAAAAGGTTAAATCTCTTTCCAGTAGAAAAGAAAAAAAGGAAAGTGTCAAGCAATAAGGTTTTTGATATGATGACCTCATCTGCAGCAGTGGATGAAGTTGATTTAACTAATGACGGTGAAAAATCAGCATGGTTTCCAACAGGTAAATTCTTGGGAATGAAAGTACCAGGAGGAATATCAAAATGGATGGATGGTCTATTTTTATTTGCTGCAGGAGGATCGCTTATTAATCCAAAATCATTAGTCAAGTATACAAAAGTAGGTACAGGCATTACTAAATCTGATCTTGAAATATCCAATATGATAAATAAAAAAATCAAAGAACTCCCTACTACATGGCAATTTCCAGTATTTGAAAAAGTTATGCATAAATTACATAAAGAATCACCAGAAGCATTTAAATCTTTTTGGAAGATTCATAGGGAAAAGGAAAGAGCAAGAATTGCAAAATATGGAATGACCAAAGCAGAGATTGCTGAAGAAGCTCTATTAAGACAGAAAATTGTAGATTTTGAAAGATCGCTCATTGGCAAGGAAAACATTAAAATTCCTAGAAATCCAATGGAAAGATTTGAAAAATTTAAAGTAAATGTAGATAAATTACCAGAGATTCTTAAAAGAAGATAAATGAATATTAATACAAGAGACGTTTCTAAGGCAGAAGAAGTTTTAGAGATGACTCGACATAATCTTATAGCTTTTGGTAAACTGTTTTTGCCTGGGGACTTTGGTAAGTCAGAATCTCCTCCATTTCATTATGAGATAGCTGATGCATTGCTGGAGAATACGACAAAAAGTCTCGCATTAATTCTTCCTCGTGGAAGTGGGAAGACTCAGCTCTTTAAAACCTTCCTTATGCATAAAATACTCTTTAAAGAACCTGATGAACTTTTATTCATGGCTTGGATATCTGATAATCATCGTAAATCTGTTCTTAACCTCCAATATCTTAAACAGCACTTTCAGACAAATGACATGATACATTATTATTTTGGCAATATTGAAGGTATAAAGTGGACGGAAACTGACATTGTAACTAGTACACAAGCCAAATTGATTTCAAGGTCTAACCTTTCAAGTGTTCGTGGTGAAAATTATCTTGGAAAGAGATACGATATTGTTGCTGTTGATGATGCTGAAAGTGAGACAAATACTGTAACCCAAGATGCTAGAGAGAAAATTAAGAATATTATATACAATGGTGTTAAACCTGCTTTAGATATAAATACTGGAAGACTTATCTTTGCTGGTACACCTGTTCATTTTGACAGTCTCTGCCAGAACATATATGATGGATATAAAAAGGCTAAAGACAAATCAAAGTATACTTGGGATGTAATTACATATAAATCTACACAGCCAGAAATGGATGGTGGTGTTTTATGGTCTTCTTATATGCCTCGAAAGAAATTACAGACTATAAAAAGAGAGTATGCTGAGGCAGGTAGGCAACAAGGATATTATCAAGAGTATGAATTGGAAGTACAGAATGCTGAAGATGCTTTATGGGGGCAGAATTATATTAAGGAGTGGAAAGGTTATTATACACATGAAGACGATATTAATTATTTGGTTTTGAAGGATGATAAAGTTCCTGTGAATACGTTTATAGGATGTGATCCAGCTACAGATATTGATACAAGAGATGCTGATTTCTCGGTTATTATGGTTGTTGCTGTCGATCCAGAAAATAATGCTTATGTTCTTGAGTATGAGAGGCATAGATCAATTCCAACTGTTGGTCCAAGAAGTATTGATGATAAATTAACTGGAAAAAAGGGTGTTGTAGATTATATTATGGAACTACATGAGAAATATCATTGTCGTTCAAGCACAGTTGAAGACGTAGCAATGAACCGATCTGTGTTTCAAGCGTTAAACGAGAGGCGCAGAATCGAAAATAAGTTTGAGGTTGCAGTGATACCAGAGAAGCCAGGGGGTCAGCAAAAGAGAAATAAAATATATTCAGGTTTATCTGGCAGGTTTAGTACGGGAACGGTATATTTAAGAGACAATATGTTCGATTTGATGCATGAAATCGTTACATTCGGGTCAAAAATGGCACATGATGATACAATAGAGACACTTTTCTATGCACTTTTACACGCTTACCCGCCAAA